CAGCATTTGTTGATTTTGCAAACGCAAGTTTTACATCAGCAACAATTTCTGCTCAAGCAGCATTGATCTATAACAGATCATCAAGTGCTACTAATGCAGCTATCGCAGTTCTTGATTTCGGAAGTGTAAAGACATCAACAAACGGTACATTCACAATCGCATTCCCGACCAACGATAAAGACAGTGCTATATTAAGATTATCTTAATATAAGGAGTCATTACCATGGCAGATGCTTGGGGTGAAGGTACATGGGGGCAAGGCTTTTGGGGCCAACAAAGTTCGGTCACAGTATCTGTTACTGGGTTATCGACAACAACAGCTTTAGGAACAGAGTCAGTTGTTGCTGATAGTTTAGTTACATTAGATTCACTTCAATCAACTTTTACTCTTGGCACAGCAGTAGCTGAACAAGAGTCCATATTCTCTTTATCTGGTGTTACATCTCAATTTAATTTAGGCAGTGTAAGTGTTGAAGAGGGAGCAGGAGTCACCCTTGATAGTTTATCTACTTCATTTGGTGTAGGAACTGAGTCTGCATCAGGAACAGTAGATGCAGGTTGGGGAAGATCAACATGGGGATCTTTTGCTTGGAATGAAAACATAACACAAGAGGTCAGCGTCACTGGAGTGACTATGGCCACAACTCTAGGAACTACAACTCAAGAAGTTGGAACTGGTGTCATAGTTTCAGTTACAGGTCTTGAAATGACAGGTGCATTAGGCACTACATCACAAATAGGAACAGCAGTAGAAACTCTTGATAGCTTATCTGTGGGAGTAGCACTATCGGGAGCAACTGTATCAGGTGAGGGTAGTGTTGCTGTTATAGCACCTTCTGATCAATTAGATTTTGCAATAGGAACACCTGTTATAGATATCTTTACACAGGTAGATCCGACATCGGTCACCATGACCACCACTTTAGGTAGTCCTACTGTGGAAGCAGATGCCTTGGTTACTCTTGGTAGTTTGACATCTTCATTCGCTTTAGGAACCGAAACTGTTGAGGTAGGAACTGGCATAACTGTAAGTGTTTCTACTGTTGCAATAAGTTTTGCACAGGGCACACCTGATCCTCAAGCAGGAGCACTTGTAAATGTTACAGGTCTTGACATGACTTTATCATTAGGTACTCCTTTATGTACACCTTGGGCAAATGTTGTGACAGGTGCAAGTAATACTTGGACAGAGGTGAGCGCAGCATAAAAAGTGTTGCTTGAATGACAAAAAAAGATATATTTTAGTGAGGTAAAAACATGGCAAGTACATACTCAAGTAATTTTAAACTAGAAAAAATGGCCACTGGCGCAAACGCCAATACATGGGGTACTAATACTAATAACAATTTAGACGTATTAGATGCTTTTGGAGCTGGTTATTTATCAAAATCAGTTGCAGGTTCTGCTAATATTACATTAACCACAGCAAATGCAGATCCAGCAGCCGAGGCATCAAATAGAGTCATTGAGCTTACAGGAGCTTTAACTGGTGCTATTTCAGTATTTATACCCGCAACAGAGAGTCATTATACTTTTTTTAATAATACATCAGGCTCTCATGCATTAAAAATTTCAGCTACAGGTCACGATGCTAATGGAGTTGCAATTACACAAGGTGCTAAAACATCTGTGTATTGTGATGGCTCATCGGACTTTAATGTAGAAATATCTTCGACAACAGATTTGGGATCACAAACAGGAACTTTACCCGCTGTATCTGGTGCAAACTTAACAAACTTAAATGCATCAAACTTAGGATCAGGGACTGTTCCAAACGCTCGTTTAGATGCACAACTTCAAGACGTAGCAGGATTAGCTGTCACTAATGGTGGTTTTATTGTTGGTGATGGTGCAAACTTTGTTTTAGAAACAGGAGCTACAGCTAGAACAAGTATTGGTTTAGGAACATCTGATGATGTTCAATTTAATGATATGCAAGTAGATTCACTTGGTGTTGCAACAGCGGCATCAGGCACAAGTGGTGAGATCAGAGCTACAAATGATATTACTGCTTTTTATTCCTCTGATGTAGCATTAAAAGAAAATATTCACAACATATCTTCGCCTATGGATAAAGTACAAAATCTTAATGGTGTGCTTTTTGATTGGAAACAAGAGTTTATTGATTCTAAAGGTGGAGAAGATGGTTATTTTGTTCGTAAAACAGATGTGGGTGTCATTGCTCAAGATGTAGAAAAAGTTTTACCTGAGGTCGTGGGCACGAGACCTGACGGAGTTAAAGCCGTTAAATATGATAGACTTTGTGCTCTACTAATCGAATGTGTAAAGGATTTACAACTACAAGTTAATGACCTCAAGAAGGGAGAATAAAGTATGACTACACCCTCAGGTCAAATTAGCCTATCACAGGTTAACGAAGAATTAGACGTATCACCTACTTCTACTCAAATTAATATGGGAGCAGCTCCCGTTCGAGCACTCGCTGAGGTGCCTTCAGGTGCGATTGCCATGTCAAATCTACAAGGAAAATCAAATGCACAATTTGTTGTTGCTACTGGTGGCACTATAACCACTTCAGGAGATTTTAAAATTCACACTTTTGATTCATCAGGAACTTTCACAGTTACTCAAGCTGGTAATGCTGCAGGATCAAATACTGTTGACTATCTAGTTATCGCTGGAGGCGGTGGTGGTGGTCAAGGGGGTTCTTTTTTTAGAGGATCACGTGAACCTATTTTTCACGGAGGTGCAGGTGCAGGTGGTGCAGGAGGATATCGTGAAGATTTTCCTAATCCTGCAACAGGCGGTTTGCCTGTTTCTGCTCAAGGCTATCCAATCACAGTTGGTGGTGGTGGGAGTGCCGTAAGTGGTGGACCAAACGAACATCCTGTTAGAAGAGGTGGCGATGGTTCTAATTCAGTTTTTTCTAGTATCACATCCACAGGTGGCGGTGGTGGTGGAGGAGCCTTTAGTGGCGCTCAACCAACATCTAACTGCCCCGGTAATCCAGGTGGATCTGGCGGAGGCGGTGGAGTTAAATTAAATGCTCCTGACTCTTCTCCAGGTGGATCTGGTAATTCACCTCCTGTAAGTCCTCCTCAAGGTAATGATGGTGGAACATGTCCTCAAGGTGGATCTAGTAGATCAGGAGGCGGTGGTGGTGGTGCTGGTGGCGCAGGCGGTGCTGGTGCTTCAAATCCAGGCCTTGCCGGTCCAAGTGGTGCTGGTGCTTCGTCAAGTATAGACGGTTCTTCAACAGCACGAGCTGGTGGTGGTTCTGGTGGTGGTCACAGTTCAGGAGCAGTTGTTGGTGCCGGTCCAGGTGGCGGTGGCACAGGAGGTGGTGGTTCTACTAACGCAACATCAGGGACAGCTAATACTGGCGGCGGCGGCGGTGGAGGAGGTTCAGCTCCCACACAACAATCAAGTGGCGCAGGCGGTTCAGGTAAAGTAATAATAAGGTATAAATTTCAATAGGTAACACATGGCTCATTTTGCAAAATTATCAGAAGAAAACGATGTTCTAGGAGTAGAAGTAGTTGCGGATGCTAATACAACTAATGATCAAAACGTAGAGGATGAGGCAACAGGGGTTGCTTTTTTAACTAATATTCACGGTTGGTCTTTATGGAAAAAATGTTCTTACAACACGAGACAAGGCAAACATTGGCAAGCAGATGGCACAGAGTCTTCAGATCAGTCTAAGGCATTACGAAAAAACTATCCAGCGGTCGGTTGGAAATATGATGTCAGTGGAGATGGTTTTTATAATCCAGATAAGCCATACGACTCTTGGGTTTTGGATTCAACGACTTTTGAATATACAGCACCTGTTCCTTATCCAACAATAACTCATTATGATGATGGTGCTGAGCTATACATAATTACATGGGATGAAAGTAATGTAAGATGGACAGCAGTTGACACAGAAGATCCTCAAGGTAGTTTTAATTGGGATGCAACAAACTTAAATTGGGTAGCCGTTTAATTTAAATGTTTAATAAAGTCTCTTTAACAGAGCAAAATATTATTACCGCAAAGGTATCTAAAGTAGTGCCAGTTAACTACGATAAAATTAATCTTATTTCTTTAGAAAATTACTACTATAAAAATTTTCAAAATACTTCAGAGTGGAGTTATCTAAAAGACTATATTAATATTGATGATGACAAAAACGTAACATGGATTGGAGATTTTATTCGTGATCATTATAGACTTAAATTTAAAAGAATACCTGTTTTAACTAACAAAGCAGCAATTGTAATACCTCAAGGTCATCAGATTAATTATCATCATCATATAGATGAGTATGATTTAGAAAATAACTCCTCTGACATATCTGTTATTGTAACATGTAAAACAGGTGAAAAACCAAGCTTTATTAATTTTGAATACGAGCAGGGTAGAAAAAGACACATGAAATATAAACAAGAACTTAAAGAAAAAGAGGTTGTTATATTTAATTCAGAATTAAGACATGCTTTTACTAAAAACCTTAATCACGAACCTACTATTCTTTTATCTTTTAAGTTTCAATTAATTTGATATATTTATCAAAATTTAAGAAATGAATTTAGAGAATTATTTTTACGTGGTCTCACAAGGATTGCCTTCTAGGCTTTGTGATGATTTAATAAACTATGGCGAACAAAAAACTCAAGAAATAGCTAAAACAGGAGATCAAAATGAAACTCCAAAAAGCAAACAAGATTTTGCCAAATTATATAAAACTAGAAATTCTTCTGTCTGTTGGTTAAATGAACCATGGATTTACAACGCTATAATTCCTTTTGTTAATCAAGCTAATCAACAAGCTGGTTGGAATTTTCAGTGGGAGAGATCAGAGGCTTGTCAATGGACAAAGTATGGGGAAACTCAACACTATACTTGGCACGTAGATCAATTTAAAAAACCTATTGATAGAATAGGAGATCCTTTTCATGGTCTAATTAGAAAGTTATCTGTAACAGTATCACTAGCTGAGGGCGATACATATGAGGGTGGTGATTTAGAATTTGATTTGAGAAACAACGGAGATAGTGCACCAAATATAATCAAATCATTAGACGCTAGGAAAAAAGGATCTATCATTGTTTTTCCCTCTTTTATTTGGCATCGTGTTGCTCCTGTATTAAAGGGCACACGTTATTCATTAGTAATTTGGAATTGTGGTAAACCATATGTTTAAAGGAGAACTATGAAAAAACAAAAAGTAAAAAAACAAGAAAATGTATTTCAAAAAAATAACTACGATGTAGTTAGAAACGTAATCACTCCTGAAGAGTGTTCTTTCATTTATCAGTATTTTCAAAATAAAAGAGCTGTTGCACAAACTTTGATAGAGTCAAAGTTTTTATCTCCTTTTGATGAAACATGGGGATCATGGAGAGATGCACAAATACCCAATACCTATTCTCATTATGCAGATGTGGCCATGGAAACTTTAATGTCTAGGACATTACCATTAATGAAAAAAGCAACAGGTCTTGAATTAATACCTTGTTATACTTATGCTAGAATTTATAAATATGGAGACGAATTACATAGACATAAAGATAGACCTTCGTGTGAAATATCTGGAACTATGAATTTAGGTGGAGATGCTTGGCCTATAAAGTTAGAACCTTCAGGAGAAACTGGTCTTGAGGGAGTGACAGTTGATCTTAATCCAGGCGACATGTTGATATACAGGGGAACTCATGTCGAACATTGGAGAGAGCCATTTCAAGGGTATGACTGCGGACAAGTATTTATGCACTACAATGATTTAAATGGTCCTTTTGGAGACACAAACTTAAATGATAAAAGACCTATGTTAGGATTACCGGGATGGTTTAAGAATGATTAAACCAGAAGAATTAAAAGATAAGAATTTTAAAATATATTTAGGAATGCCAATGTATGGCGGTATGGTTTCAGAAGCCACTGTTCATGGTTTATTAGAATTACAACAATGGAGCATGGCAAAAAAAGTTGGTTTAAGATTTCAGTCTATGGGTAATGAAAGTTTAATTACACGAGCTCGAAATACTATTGTGTCTATGATGATGGATGAAAAAGATTATGTGGCTACACATTTGTTATTTGTAGACGCTGATATAGGTTTTACTTGGAAAAATATTGAACGATTATTATGTGCTGACAAAGATATAGCTTGTGGCATTTATCCTAGAAAACATCTTTACTTAGAAAAAATGAAAGAAATATTAGAAAAATATCCAAATGCAACTCCTGATGATTTAGAAGCAAGAGCTTTGGGTTATAATATTAATTTTGATAATCCTGACAACTTACAAGGTCATGATGGATTTTTTCCTGTGCAAGAAGCAGCAACAGGTATGATGTTAGTCAAACGTGAAGTGTTTCGTACAATGATGAAAAAGTTTCCAGAAAGAAAATATGAGTCAGATCAAATTGTTAATGGTCAAAATTATAGATCAGATAATTGTTATGATTTATTTGCTGTTGGTCCCTATAAAACAAAAGGTCAAATAAGATATCTATCGGAGGATTATTATTTCTCAAGACTATGGCAAGAGTGTGGCGGACAAATTTGGGCAGATTTAGCAATGCCTCTTACACATTTTGGTAATAGAGCTTTTAGAGGACATGTTGGAACTTTGGTTGCTAAAAAAGAGTAATTTATATATATTGGCTAAATGCCATTAGTAAATTTTAGACCTGCACCAGGCATCAACAAAGAAGTAACCGATTACACAGGCGAAGGCAAGTGGACAGACGGTGATAACGTACGCTTTTTTCAAGGATTGCCACAAAAAATCAAAGGATGGGAGAAGTTCATCTCAACTACTTTGGTAGGTGTAGCACGTGATATGCACGCATGGGTAGCGTTAGATGGCACAAGATATAACGCTGTAGGCACTGATAGAAAGTTATATGTTATAGTTGAGGGATTAGCATATGACATAACTCCTATTAGAGAAACCCAAGCTTTAACAAATCCTTTTACTACAAATGCAACCACATCTGTTGTTGTGACAGACACAGCTCATGGTGCAGCTAAGGGTGACTTTGTAACTTTTGATTCCTTTTCTGCTATTGATGGTCTTGACATGAATAAAGAGTTTGAAATAACTTCTATAGCAAACACAAATGCGTATGTTGTAACTCACACATCTGCCGCTTCAGGTTCTACCTCAGGTGGAGGAGGTACAGGGAATGCAAAATATCAAATACAAATAGGACCAGAAGTTTCTACTTCAGCCTTTGGTTGGGGCACAGATGCATGGAACGTTTCAACATGGGGCACACCTAGATCAACATCTAATGTAACACTTGAAGCCAGACAATGGTCATTAGATAACTTTGGAGAAGATTTAATTGCAACAGTATTAAATGGTGGTGCATTTCAGTGGGATACATCAGCAGGAGTTTCAACAAGAGCAGCAGCCATATCTGGTGCACCAACAAAATCAAGATTAAGTTTGGTTTCAACACCTGATAGACATTTAGTTTTCTTTGGTACTCAACCTACAATAGGTGCAACAAACCCTCAAGACGACTTACTTATAAGATTTTCTGATCAAGAAAATATTACGACATATCAGCCAACAGCAGAAAATACTGCTGGTTCATTGAGAGTTGCAGACGGCTCACGAATTGTAGCAGCTGAAAGATCAAGAGGTCAAATCTTAGTATGGACTGATAGTTCTTTACACGCACTACAATTTATTGGTCCACCCTTTACATTTGGTTTAAGACAGCTAGGTCAAAATTGTGGAATTGTTGGCATACATGCTGGTCTTGATTTAAATGGTGTTGCTTATTGGATGTCTCAAGACTCATTCTTTCTTTATGATGGTACTGTAAAAAAACTACCTTGTACGGTAGAACAATTTATTTTTGATAATTTAAATGTGACTGGTGCAGAAAATGCTTTTGCTGGACATAATGGTGAATTTAACGAAATTATGTGGTTTTATCCAAGAACAGGATCGGACACAATTAACGCTGTTGTTGCTTATAATTATCTAGAGCAAACTTGGTGGACTGGAACTTTAGATAGAACAACTTGGATTGATCGAGAAGTGTATGATAATCCAATAGGAACTGACTATTTACCAACGACCACGGCCAATAACGAAACAATTTTAGGTTTGACCGATGGTGCTACACAAATGTTCTTACATGAAACAGGTAATGATGCTGATGGACAAGCAATGACCGCTTTTGTAAAATCTGGATCGGTAGAAATAGGTGATGGTAATGATATCTTATTTGTACAGAAATTAATACCTGATGTGCAAAATCAAGCGGGAACTTTGAACATGAAATTAGAATTTAAATATTACCCAAACAACAGCACAAGCACTACAAAAACAGCAACCTTTACCGATGCAACTGAATTTGTCAGTTTACGTGGTAGAGGCAGAGAGTTTACTGTTAATGTAGTTTCTAACACAACCGGCACTGCATGGAGGCTCGGAACACAACGTTTTGATGTTCAGCCAGATGGTAGAAGATAGTCCTTATCAACTACTTCAAAGTTGGAAACAAAAAAAATATAGAAAAACTAATTATGAGAATATTCATGCTTGTTATAATGATCTCAAATATATTAGAATTAAGCCTAAATCCAAAATCACGTTAACTTCTGGTATATTGTCTATCGTATTAAAACACCCAAAAGAGTGGGTTTTACAAAATTTTCTTTTAGAAAATGATGTAACGCTTTGTAATGAAACACATAATGTGATATATTTTACATTAAAGGAATCCTTACTCAGTAAAGAAGAAAAAGAATATAAACTGCATATAAAAAATGGTGTGCCAACTAACGAGGAAAAGTGGGAAATAGATATTTAAGTATTGATTTAGATTGGATTAAATCAGCAGAGCAATTACAATTTATAAATAAATTAGTTTTTAACGGAAAAAACAAAAAGTTTAAGTTTGGTAATCAACACAATTCTATTTATGAATACTATAAATCAAAGAAAGATATTGTTTTATTTAACATAGACGATCATCATGACATGCAAGTCAATAGTATGAATACCGTTAGCGAATGCACATGGGTGCATCACTTAATTATAAACAATATTGTTAAAGAATATCACTGGATAAAAAATATATCCTCCATACCTTTTAAAGGTAAAAATGTAAACAATATCTTATTAAAACATTATATGTTTCAAACATATGATAACTATAATTTTATCTTGGATATGGATTTCGAAGAAATTTTTATTTGTTTATCGCCTGAATATTTAGATCCTCAACTCAACTTATATCCACTATATAAAACATACATAAATTATTGTGAGATAAATAATGTAGATCATCAGATTATGATCTTGTTAAGAGATCATTGGGAAACGCAAATTAATTCATAATGCTACACGCTTATCCAAATGCTAATTATTATAAAAGCACTCTTAATGAGAATGTTGTAAAAAAATCTTATGATTTTTTGCAAACAATAATAAAAGATTTTAATCATAAAACTTGGGACTGCGATATTAAAACAAGTTATAATATAACTAATAACATACTTAATTATCCTGAATTACATTCTTTAAAGATGAATGTTCTAGGTCACATAGATAATTTTATGAGATTAAGAAACACATTATTTTACGGTTACATTGATGATTCTTGGGTTAATGTTTACGAAAAAGATTTTTATCAAGAGCCTCATGTGCATACGTCTCCCGTAAACAGATTTATATCAGGTGTCCTTTATTTAACAGAAGTAAATTCTCCTATTTGGTTCGAACCACTCTTTATACCTTTTAATAGATTTAATATAGTACCTGATCTTGGTGACATATTACTTTTTAATGATGATCTACCCCATAGTGTAGCAAAGAATGAAAAAGATGGTTTAAGGGTAAGCCTTGCTTTTAATTTTAAGCTTTGTGAGAGAGCAAAATAAAATGTTAAATTTAATAGAAGATAAAAATTTTCTTAGGGATGAACAAAAACAATTTATAGAAACAATTTTATTAGGCCCTAATATTAGTTTTTTTATACAAGACGGCACAGTTGAAGGAGCCAATGATGTTAACAAATGGTTTTGCCACACGATAATTCATCATCCAGAAGAAAGAGAACCTAACGCACCTATTTTTAATTCTAATTATGCAGAGCAGGCCCTTGACATTTTTAAAACATTTGTAGCCAAAAATAATATTTTTTGTAAGCAAGTATTTCGATGCGCTATTAATATAACATTTAATACAGTGGGTGACTATTGCCCTATACATGAGGATCATGGCTATGAACATAAACAGTTATTAATATATTTAAATGACTGTGTGGATAAAAAAGCTAAAACTATATTATACGATAAAGATAGAAAAAAAATTCTACATGAAATTAAACCTGAAAAATTTAAGGGGGTATGCTTTGACTCTTGTCCGCATAACTTTTATTTTCCAAAAAAAGATATTAGAGCTGTATTAGTATATACTTTTATATGACAAT